TAGGACATTACCTGGTTTTTAGAGTTTTTATGAATTGTATCTATGTGTGACTCATTTAAAGATGACCCATGATTTAAGGAATAGGTGAAAAGCGGTATTGAATAACATAGAGCACCACTAAATATAGCTCCCTCGGATAGACACTTATATCTTGTAAGTTGGCTAAAAGTATACTTATCATCAATTTTATGTTTTTTGATTAGTCTTTGTGCATATGGCCTTTTTATTAAATATACCGCCGCACTCCAGTCTAGATACTCTCTAAGATGTAGTCTTGGATTTACAATAAAATTATTTATAATGGCCATCTGTAAAACATCATAGTTTTGAGTTACAGAGTCTAAAAAATTTTTCCAAGTGAAACCCCAGAAATCTACGGTTTCAAAGCTAACATCATCTTCTACAATAATTGCATATTCAGATTCTGAATTTGTTAGCCAGTGCTCTATCGCCTTTAAGTGAGATAGGGTGCAAGCTGTTTCATTTTTTGAAATTACTAACTCATTGAACGGGGCACTAAGCAAACTATTAACATCATCTTTTGATCCATCTATTGCCTCTATAAAAGTATAATCTAATACCCCATATTTTTCAAAATGATCTTTTATATACTTTTTACGATCTGCTGATCTTTCCATGTTTATAACATAAACAGGGCCAAATCCTTCCATTTTATTTAAACCAGTATGTTCCAACATGCACCACCTTTATATAGGGAGCTAAATATATTTTTCCACCAATACTCTTCCACATATCACAAAAATTATAGTCCTCAGATAGGAGCCTCTTTGACTTAGGATCAATATCTGTTCTCCAGAAATTATAAACCGTATCTCCGTATTTTATTCCAGCCATATCTGACTGGTCTGACCTATATGAAGGGGTACTTTCTTTTAGTTTTTGAAAAACATCTCTTTTTATTAGCATTAATCCAGTGCCCATATATTCTACTTCAACCTTTTGGCCTGGATTTTCTTTTAAATATTGTTTTTGTTCATTTGATATATTCACGTTGTATATTGCTGTAAAGTTTGATAAATCTTGTTCATCATTTTTAGCAGCCGCTTTTACTCTTTCCCAATTAATACCCTTCATCGGAACGGCAGCGCCAATAAGATCTACATCTTCTTCAATCATCTTTAAAACGCCTTCTGCATTGAAACCTTGATCTGAATCAATAAAAAGAAGGTAGTCGTTTCCAGTTCTTAAAAATAATTCAGTTAGTGTATTTCTAGCTCTAGTAATTAAAGATTCATTAGATAGGTCAGAAAAATTGACACGGTATCCTTTTTGTGAAAGTAAATTCATTAATGAGAATAAACTCTTTAAATATGAGTTATGACAGATTCCCCCATACATTGGTGTTGCTATTGTTATACTTTTCATCCCCTGCCCCCTTTTATGCCTTATAAAATATAGTTGCTATATCCGATAATCTGTAATCCAATTCCAGGAATGTTATTCTCATTATACCCTGGAACACGTATATCTGTAAACCTGATTCTAAAAGGTAATACTTCATTTATTAATACTATGCCCTTTGATTCAGAAATGGTGGATCTAAAAAATCCTTCATTCTCAATAAGAACAGTATTTATCTTTTGTTTATCTGTGATTATAGCTTTTGCTACCATTATGCAGTAACATCCTCAAGGATAATCATTTTTCCTTGAGCTACCGTCCAAACAATCTCATTTTGTGGCAAAGAAAGCTCAATATCAAAAATATCATTTGTTTGAAGGAGTGAAGATTGTTCTGCTGTTAGTGAGACTGTAAACTCTCCAGCCTGATCGTCTGCATCTGGGGCTGGTGTAAGATTTAAAATTAATGTTGCATTGTCTGTAATAACCCCTGGAGTAACTGGCGCAGTTGGTCTTTTAATTTGCATCTGTATTGTCCAGTCTGCAATTGTTAATGGATCTTTATTATCATCTGTTACATATACACGAAATGAGGCAGTATCTCCACGAACAACCGTCCAAGAAACATACGGCGGTGTTGCGCCAATAGAATAATTATCTGATCCTTGTCCTCTAAATGTAGCCATAGTTCTCCTATATTAATATCTTTTCTTATTATATCACCATATGACTTGTACTGACGAGTAGTTTTGTGTTATACTAGTGCTATGGCACTGTTAAGGTGCCATATGCATTTTAGGAGGAAAAACTTGACAAAAAATAAAATGCTGGTAGGGGTAATTGGTAGCACGTTTATGTTGGTATCTATTTTAGGTACTATACCATCACATGCTGCTAAAAACAATTTATCAAAACAGGTAGATTCTAGTCTTGCCACCCCCGAGGTGGCTTTTCTGCTATCTGAGGATAAAAATAACAAAATACTTACTAAGTATGAAAATGCGACAAGTTTAACTGACAGCCAGTTGGTTGAATTACTTAAGGCGGTAGGGTTCAAAGGAAAAGCTTTAAAAACTGCTTGGGCAGTAGCTAAGGCGGAATCCAATGGTCGTCCATTTGCTTTTAATGGAAACACCAAGACTGGAGACTCCTCATTTGGAATCTTTCAGATTAATATGCTAGGTACTTTGGGTCCAGATCGTAGAGATAAATATGATCTTGATTTTAATGCCTACTTGTTTAACCCAGTCATGAATGCTCAAATTGTATACCGCATGACAAAAGGCGGTACTGATTGGAGCTCATGGTCATCTTATAATAAAGGTGCTCATTATAAATGGTTAAATAAAATTCCAAATCATTGATATTGGAAAATAAATATACCCCGTCTGAAATATGGCGGGGTATTTTTTTATGATACTTGTATATGTATAGATTTTAAAATTACAGAAGAATCATTATCTGTTCTTATTTGAGGCATACCGCCAGATCCTTGAGACCTCTTGCTATCAACAAAAACGGTATGGGAAACAGTCATCTCATAGTCATACTGATATTTTAATAACCCAATATAGGTAGTAGGATAATTTTCAGATCCTTCAATAAATGTTCGTATCCAGGCCTCTGTATTATTAGAAAGTGTGCTTATTTCTAGATTATAACAAATTGTTACAATTGCTCCTATATTAACAGTTCTAAAATTTATCTTTCTAGTATTTGGATTCCATAGTGCTACAGACTCTCTTGGTAAAAAGTTTTCTATTGTTTGTTTACCCTCTGCATCTACAAAAATATTAACCCATCCATCTTGGCCTTTTGATGCACCAGTTCTTACAGGTTTTCTTTCTAAATTATCATAAAGTGCCCACCCAATATTTTGCATAGATGGGGATAAAATATTTATTCCGTCTTTACCATCTTTGCCGTCTCTGCCGTCTTTTCCAGGGTCACCCTTATCTCCCTTTGGTCCAAGCGGTCCTTGTGGCCCAGATTCCCCTTTAGGGCCTTGTATGCCCCTTTCACCTTGAGGTCCTGGAACTGCTACATATGCAGTAGCAAGCTCTTGAAAATTAGAACTTTGATCAACATTGTCAGAATATTTTCTCTTCTTTGAAGAGGAGGGAAAGTCCATGCTTGTTGCCATTAGGACCCCTTATTTCTTTACTTTAAAAACCTTTTTTCCAATTTTAATAACTGGAGGAAGGTTATCTTTAACTGGTGTAACTTTTACTACTGGCATTAAAGAGTACCTCCTGGAGTAATATCTCCAATAACGCATATTGTTCCAATTACTGGTGTCCAAGTAGTAATATCACCAGCATCATCTATTGTTACCTGCAAATCAAACGGTAGCTCGGCAACCACTGATTTAAAAGACGTTCCCCAATTAGCAGTAACATCTGCTGGGGCTGATATGATCACATATCCATCTTCTGCTGTAACTGTAAGCTCATCCAAAAAGTCACCTGAAGCATCATATGATGTTGCGGCAAACTCCCAATTAGAAGTATCAAAATATGTTACTTCATCATCTTCAAAAAATTCTACCTTTAGGGTTGCGGTGTCGCCACGTACTACGGCCCACTGAATATTTGCTGGGGTTGCTCCAAGTTTTTCTAATTCGGGAGTACACATATTGCGATTATACCATTAAATATAAGGCTGAGCCCGCTAGGGGCAGTGGGGGTGGGTAGAGAGCAACCTAGCGGGCCAGCACATTGATTATAACATTTGTTTATATTAAAAACGGACAAAAGGTATAAAAACTTTTAAACCAGACAGTATTACTAAATTGTTATAAAACTGTTATAAAGAAAAAACGGTATAAAGTAAAAAACCATCAAACCAGAGTGTATAATTGAAATATATAAAGAAAAAGAATATTAAGTAAATAAGTTTTTAAAATATTTAATATATATTATATATAGTAA